TCAGCCAACCTTGCAGCCCCAGAATGACGTATGATCGGCGACGAAATACCCGTCGGCCACGCGAAAGGTGCCCTGCAGCTCGACCGTGTCGCCAGGAGCAAGGAGTACCATGGTCTGCAGCCAGAGCGCCGTCGCCTCGGAGGCGTGCGCGCCGGATATCTCGCCGAACGATCCTCGGATTTCGGTCGAGCCGTTCAGTACCAGCCGTCCGCGCATGCGCGCCGTGGTGCTGGAATTGACCTTGTAGAGCAGCGTGGCGCCGAAGAGGTAGGTGCCGCCGACCGGAGCGACGAAACGGTTGTTGCCGGCGTCGAAGGCGCTCTGATCGTTGTAGTCGGTGTTGTTGATGCCGATCTTCGTCCAGGTGTCGACGGCGACATAGTTGTCGTAGTTGGTATGGCCCTTGAAGCGCGGCAGCCGGGGCTGGTCGACGATGCCGGTGGCGTTGTCGACGATCAGTCCGTCGAAGAAGCTACTGCCGTCGGCGGAGACCGCGAGCCGGAACCTGTCCGAACCAAACAGGCCCATCAGCGCCTTGGTAACGTAGGCGGTCTGGAGGGTGAGCCCGAGGTCGCGAGCGGCGGCCTCCTTGTTCATGGTGTAGAACAGATCGCCGGTGCCCCCTTCGGCGATGGTCCTGGCGGTCCAGAGCGCGGCATTGAGCTTGGCCGAGAACGGATTGGCCGCATCGGCGGTGGTTCCGAGACCGAGCAGCACCATGTTCTGCAGCTCGCTGGGCGTCGTGCCGATCCAGACGGAACCGTCATAGACCAGCAGTAATCCCTCGTCCTCCACCCATGCCCGCCAGCCGGTCCGCGGCGGAAGGCGAAGCCAGGTCCCATCGGTCCAGAGCGCGACGTTCAGATCCCAGCCCGCCCACACCCCGGTGGCGCCGGAGGCGACGATGTAGCGGTCGCCGTCGGTGGGGCTGCCGGGCGGCGCGGTCTGATCCCGGTCGAGGACGGAGAGCTGCACGAGCCCGTCGAGCAGCCGCAGCGCCTCGTTGTGGGTGACATGCTTCTGGGCTTGCGCCGCCAGGATGTAGGGCAGCAGCAGATGGGTCGTGGCGTCGGACATGGGCGTTCTCAGAATGTCAGCGTGACGGTCTTGGGCGCACCCCGCCCGAACAGGGCGGAGAGCTGGAAGATGCGGACGGTCAGCGTGTCGCCGGGGCCGAGCGGTGCGCCCCAGTCGGTAATCTGTTGGGTGGCGGTGTAGACCACGCTGGTGCTGGCGGCGGCCAAGGTTCGCTTGACGGCTGGACCGTCGAGGATCTCGACCTCATAGACTTCGACCTCCTCGGCGAGCGGCACCTCGCCGGTGCCCCAGTTGTCGGCCGAAAGGGATCGTGAACGGCGGGTCCAGCGGATCGTGAGATCACCCGGTGTCCGGGGTTCTCGCCATGGCTGCTCGACATGAACGACCGAGAACGGCCGGAGCCCCACGCCCTCGGGCGTGAAGCTCATGGCAATATAGGTCTCGTCGCTGACCGGACGGCTTGCCGGTCCGATGCGCCAGTTCCACGGGATGCCGAGATCGGCCTCGGCGACCGGCAGCGAGGCAAGGCTCTCGTCCAGCACAACCACCCGCGCACCAGCGGGCGCCGGATTGCCCATCGCAGCTTCGGTACCCCGCTGGCCACGCAATAGCCGGGTGAACTGATACCGGCCGGGCGCCAGCAGCTCCGCCGCGCCCGCCTGCACGATCTCCCAGACGCCCGGCGCGCTCTCGATGGCCAGCGCGTTCGCCCCACCGAACAGCGTCAGGTCGGTGACGCTTTCCAGCGTGCCGGTCAGAAAGTCGACGAGAAGCGCATTGCCGAGGTCGAAGCGCGAGGTGGGGCCCGGATAGAGGTCCGAGACCAGCGCCCCGATCCGGGCGCGACTGCCGAACGTGGTCAGCAAGTCGAACCCATCGGTCGAAGGGCTGCGGAACACCGCCATCTCGCCGGGCCATGGAACGGCATGGGCTGCGGCGAAGGGGCGATGCGCCGGCTGATCCTCGGTCAGTTGCGGCAGGTCCATCAATATCGCGTCAGGGGCTCCAAACACGACGGCGCGCGTCAGCGAGGCCGCACGCGGATCGCCGGGCGGCAGATCGTAGGTCGCGCGGTCCTGGCGGATCGCTTCCACTCCGCGCGCTTCAGCATCCGCGACGGAGACGAGACGGAACTCGATCTCCCGCCCGTCATGTGCGAGCCGGATCGCGTCGGCCGGATCGAGCGCGAGGCGCGAGGGCGGCAGACGGAACGCCGCCGTCTCGCGCCCCACCCACGCCTCCATCAGCGCGCGGCGGCAGCGGCGCTCGGCCTCCTCTGGCGGCACCGCCATCGGAAAGCTCTCCGAGGCGATCCGCGTGGTGTCGACGGTGATGCGCCGGGCCTCGACAAGGGCGGCGTCGTAGTCCTCGTCGGCGCGGGCCAGCTGCCATTTCAGCGCCTGCGGCAGTTCGGTCTCCTGGCCGCGCGTCAGTTCCAGCACGTCGCCCTCGCGGGCGGCCACCAGATCGTCGGGCGCAAGGGTCGCGACGGCGGCTCGGCCGCGCATGACGAAACGAATGACCCCCTCGGTCTCTACCGCATCGAAGCCGAAGTGGCGCGACAGCGTGGTGATCGAGGCGCGCGGGCTTTCGAGCGCGGTGATGGCATAGCCCTCGACCGCGCCCCAGAGCCCGGAGACGTCGATCCGGGACTCGGGCAGCCCGGCCCGCAGGCAGAGGTGGCGCACCAAGGCTGCGAGCGATACCGCCCCGAGCCGCCCGGTCAGCCAGTGTCCCAGCCGCCAGTTCGGCCCGTCGGTCCAGACGCCGGTCAGTTCCGGGAAGAAAGGATAGGGCCGTGCGTCCCAGGTCCAGGCGGCGCATTCCGGGACATGGACCATCCGGCCGCCATAGACGACGGAGACCGGGTTGTTCGCGGCTTCACCCCACCAGAGATAGCTCGCCTCGAGATAGGCGCGCTGGATCGCATCATCGCGCCAGCCCCGCGAGAAATACGGCGTGAAGCTTTCGGAGGACTTCGGATCGAAGAAGACGTTCGGCTGGTTGGTGCCGCGGTCGATGGCGGGGCAGCCGAGTTCGGTGAACCGGATCGGCTTCGACTGCGGCGTCCATGCCGTCGGTGTCGCGCTCTCCACCCCGTCCGGGCGGTTGAAATGCGGGTTCGACCACCAGGCGCGCAGATCCTTGTAGCGGAAGACCCACGGCTTTCCCGCTGCGCCATCGGTGATCGGCGTGCGGATCTGCACCGACCGATCGGCGGCCGAGGCATAGAACCAGTCGAAGCCCTCGCCACCCGCGATGTTCGCCTGCAGATAGGCCCGGTCGTAGATCGCAGGCCAGCCTGCGGCAGCGTCGGCATGCTCGAACCCGTCGCGCCAGTCCGACAGAGGCATGTAGTTGTCGATGCCGATGAAATCGATCTCGGGGTCTGCCCAGAGCGGATCCAGGTGGAAGAACACGTCGCCGCTGCCATCGCCCGGCTGGTGCCCGAAATATTCCGACCAGTCGGCGGCGTAGCCGATTTTTGTTCCCGCACCGAGGATGGATCGGATATCGGAGGCCAGATCCCGATAGGCCTGCACGGCCGGATAGGTGGATGCGCCCGAACGGCTGGTGGTGAGCCCCGGCATCTCGGTGCCGATCAGGAAGGCGTCCACCCCGCCCGCGGCCGCGCAAAGATGGGCGTAGTGCAGCACCATGCGGCGCAGGCCCCAGTCACCCGATGGGCCGGTCCAGACGACCGACTGGCCCGAGACGCTGAAATTCGCTGGCGTGGCTGCGCCGAACAGCGCCGAAACCTGCGCTGCGGCGGCGGCCGTCTTGTCCACGGTTCCGGCATAGCCCGCCGCAGGCGAACAGGTGATCCGCCCCCGCCAGGGGAATGCAGGCTGGCCGGTCCCAGCAGCATTGTCGGAATACGGGTTCGGCAGCGTGTTGCCGGGCGGCACATCCATCAGGATGAAGGGATAGAAGGTGACGCGCAGCCCGCGTGCCCTCATCTCCTGGATCGCCTGCACGACGGCGAAGTCGGACGGCGTGCCGCCATAGACCGGCCGGTCCTGATCGTCGCGGCTGACGAGGAAGGCATTGGCGCGGCTGACGCCGTTGACCGACCAGGACAGAGGCGTGGTCGACTTGGCAGACACCTCGACGCCCGGCCGCACCTTGCAGGATCCCGCACGCAGATCGTCGCCGAACCAGGCGACGACGAGACTGACGCTCTCGACCGCCGGGACCATGGCCTGCAGCCGATCGAGCGCCACCACGATGTCGGTGGCATCCGGCAGCGCGTTCAGGTTCTCTGCCTGTGTCGCGCCGCCATCCGTCTTGCGGATCGCCTGCGTGGCATAAGTGAACTCGCCCGATGCCGGGATCAAGGTGACCGCTCGGGTCAGCCCTTCGGCAGTGTCGGGATCGGCGAGCGGCCGGAACACTTCGAAGGAGAGCTGCGGCAGACGGTTGCCGTAGCTGGAGAGCGGCAGTTCCTCGAAGACGACATAGGCCGTGCCGCGATAGGCAGGCGTGCTCAAAGCTCCCATCTTCGCCGCCATGAAGGGATCGGCGGTCTGGCCCTCGTCGCCGGGATACCAGCGCCAGGTGACCCCGGAGAGGTCCATCGGCTTGCCGTCGGCCCAGATGCGGCCGATGCCGGTGATCGTCCCCTCGCAGAGCGCGACCGCGAAGCTTGCATAGTAGAGATATTCCGTGGTCCTGACCTTGCCGCCTCCGCCACCCTTGCCGCCGCCCTGCGTGGTGGTCCTGGTCTCCTCACGGAAATCGGTCGCCCAGATGATGTTGCCGCCCATCCGCATGCGGCCATAGAGGCGCGGGATGACGGCGCCCTCCGTCGAGGAGGTGATGCGCAGCGTGTCGAGACGCGCGCCCTCGATACGCTGGGTGGGCGCGAGCGACGAGATGATCCAGCTGTCGACGACCGAACCGATGCTGGAGCCGATGAAGCCGCCGATCGTCGCGGCGCTGACACCGAGGATCGCGCCGCCGATGCTGCCACCGATGGCGGCGCCGGCGATGCCGAGAACGAGGGTGGCCATGGCAGATGCTCAGCGTTGCGGGAACAGGAAGGCGAAGGCGATGCGCCGCCGCCAGACAGAGGTGAGCGGCTCCTCGATCACGCCGAGCCGCTCGTAGGCGTGGAGGAAGATGGCGGGCGCGGTGAGGATCCCGACATGCTTGGCGATGGCGCGGGGCTTCATCCGGAAGAGGACCAGCGCGCCGGGTTCGGCCGCCGCAGGCTCCACTTCGATCATCATGCGGCGCACGCCCTCGGCCAGCACCTCGCGCGGGCCGGTCTCGCCCCAGTCGCGGCTGTAGGGCGGGATCGGGAACGGCTCGGGGCCGACGACCTCGCGCCAGACCCCGCGGGCGAGACCGAGGCAGTCGCAGCCCACGCCGCGCAGGCTGGCCTGATCGTGGTAGGGCGTGCCGAGCCAGGATCGCGCCGCCGCGATCACCCTGTTCGGCTCGGCCCCGCGCGGAGCGCGTTCTTCCGGCAGGCTCGTCACAGCACGCTCCCGTCGTGCCCGCCGTCCTTCGTCGCGTAGCGGAGAACGGCATCCTGGCCGGGGATGTGCGGGAAGCCCCGGAAGTTGGCGACATTGGCGAACTTCGCGCCACAGGTCTCCATGCGCTTGTCGCAGCCCGCGCGGATTGTGAAGGCATCGCTATCGGCGATGGACCGCACCGGCGCTTCGAGCAGCGTCAGCACGGCGATGCCGTCGGTCAGGTCATGCGCGATGATCTCTGCCCGCCGCCCGGCATTGGCGCCGCTGGTCCATTCGACCGTGCCGAAGGTGAACCAGCCCGCGGCAAACGCGCCGAGGCCGGAAGCCGTGAAGGCCCGATCACGCAGGAGGTCGATGATGGCGCCCGTTCCCCTGAAGGCCGAGGTGTCCAGATCGACGCCGCAACGCCCGTCACCGAGCGCCGCGTCGCAAGTGGCCTGGAAGGTCCGCCCGACCGTCTGTCCAAGGACATGCGCGAGCGATCGGACTTCTGCCACGAAGGCGAGCCGTCCCCGCCGGATCTGGCCGATCGCCCCGCGGCGCATCAGCACGCGCTGCGCCGGATCGCTCCAGTTCACCCGCCAGACATCGACCTCGGCATTGTCCCAGCGACCGTCGAGGATGTCAGTCTCGGTGATCCGGTCGGAGGTCAGCACGCCTTCGGCGTCCTGCGCATCGACGGAGAGATCGGATCCCGAGCGGACCTCCGATGCCGTCAACCCGCTTTCGGGCTCGAAGTCGGTGCCGTCAAAGTTCAGCGTCCGGTCATGATCGGTGAAGCCGAAGCTCACGCCATCTGCGCGCACGATCCGCCAGCACCAGGCGAGCGTCGTCGTGCCTTCGTCGAGATGGGCCTGAAATGCGGGCGAGAGGGACTTCACTTCCGCCCCCAGCCGCGCAGGAGCGCCACGGATGCAAGAAGCGAAGACACCACGCCACCAGTCGCACCGGTCAGGGCATAGAGATTGAAGGGCCGGATATCGAGGGTGCCGGTGGCGAGGTCGAAATCCGCCAGCCCGGCCATGGCGAGGCCGGATGCGGCAAGACAGGCCAGGTAGACGAGGCCGCGGGCAAGGTTCCAGTTCATGGACGTCCTCCGATCAGGGTGGTGAGGAATGCGATGAGGCGAGACAGCAGCGTGGGCGCAGCTGGCACGGCCGGGACCGGCGTGGGGGCAACGGCCGTCGGAACCGGCGCCGCCTCCGGGCGCAGCAGCGCCAGTGCCTCGTCATCGGTCAACCGCCGTATGGGGCGCGAGAAATCGACCCGGCCATTGCGGTCGACCGCCCAGACCGGGATGGTCCCGGTGGGGTAACGGCCATGGCGGAACAGATCGCGCTCGGCCTCGCGCCGGGGGCGGATCGCGGAGGGTTTGAGCCAACCCATGAAGGCTTCGGCCGCCGCCACGCGGTTGCCCGCGTTCAGGTGCCGCGTCAGCGCAGCTCTCGCGATGCCACCGGTGTTGTAGTGGAAACTGACCAGCCCATCGAATTCGTGCGGCTCGAGCGGCACGGTCACCGCGCGTCGCACCGCCGACTCGTAGGCGGCCAGATCGGTTCTGAAGACCCTGAACGCCTCACGGATCCCGGCATCGAGGTCGGCGGGCATGCCGCGGGGCATCCTGGCCGGATCGGGCGACCCGGCCAAGGCCGTGTGGCCGATGCCGAAGGTCCAGACCTGTTTCACATCGAGATAGGGTCCGGGCACGAGTCCTTCGTGCCGGACGAGGGCCAGCAGGCCCCGATCGGTCGTGTGCATGGGAATTATCCGAGAAGCGTGAGGATCAGGATGAGAGCCGCGACGGCGAGGCCGATGCGCAGGCGGTGGGTGAAAGTCTGACGCGGGGCGATGGGGTCGCAGCGGATGAAGCGCGCGAGGCGGAGAAGCTCATGCATCGCCAGCGCCTTTCTTCGCCCCGTGCAGCCGGGCGAGGACGAGCTCGATGAAGGCGGGACCGAAGACGCCAACGAGATAAGCCGCGGAGCCTGCAGCGCCCCCGGCCGGTATCGCTTCTGGCGGCAGGCCCAGCCACTTGGTGACGAGCGCCATGGAGAGGCTGCCCATCCCGGCCGCGATCAACCCGCCGAGCAGGATGTGCCGCAGCGCATCGCGCAGGCGCATCCTCGTCGTCAGTGCGTTGGTCGCCCCGCCGAGCGCGCCCCAGGCGGCGAGGATCACCGCCGTCGATGTTGCGAGCTCCTTCAACACCGCGGCGAGGAACCCGGTCTCGTCGTTCATCTGCGAATCTCCAGCAGCGGGATGGAGGTGATCGAACCGAGGCGTTCGAGGTCGAGGGTGATGTCGAGCGTGTCGGTGTCGAAGCGGACGGGGACGTCGAACGCGAAGCCCGCCGTGACGGCGATGCCCGCGCCGGGTGCTTGAGCGAAGGTGACGAGGCCGGTCGTGGTATCGACTGACCAGCCCGACATCTGTTCGACGCCCGCGAGTGCAACGCGCACGCTGCCCGCGACCGGCTTGGCGATGGCGCGTGTCCAGGATTGCGCGCCGGAGGTGTAGCGCTTCACGAGCTGGAACTGCGTCCTCGTGCCGTCGCCGGTGCCGATCTGCTGGTCGGTTGCGCCCGGCACCTGCGACGGCAGGCAGGACTTGAAGTCGGCCCAGTCCTTGAAACGGAAGCCGTGAAGACGGCCGTTTCTCGCCTCGAAGAAGGCGACCACTGCCGCGAGATCGTCGGCACGACGGATGCCATAGGCCACGTCATAGCGGCGGCGCGAGTTCGCCCAGCTGGCGTTGCGTTCCTCGTCGCCCGACGCCAGCTCCACGATCTGGGTGCGCCGCTCCGGTCCGCCGCGCGCACCACTGCTGATGTCGTCCGGGAACCGGACATCGTGGAAAGCCATGACGAGTCCCCACATGCCCCTTCGGCCGAGCGAGACCGCACGGGCGATATCGGCCGCGATCTGCGTGCGGGACTGCCGGAAGCTCTCGGCATCGCGGGCATTGATCGTGACGTTGACGGTCTGGGTGGCGGCGGTGCCGTAGCCCGCTGCCTCGCGGCGCGAGAGCACGCGCTCACCACGTTGCAGGATCGCAGGCACCTCGTCGGGCCTCAGGCCCGCCCAGCCCCCTGAATGCATGCGGGGTGCTCCCGCAAAGGCGAGCGCAGGCACCATGCGGCCCGGTCCCGGTGCGCCGACCATGCCGCCTGCGTGCAGGATGTTGGCGAGGGTGAGCGGGGAAAGGAAAGGCCCCAGTGGGGCGTTTCCCCCGCGAACGCCGCCGAGATTGCCCAGCACGCCGGAAAGCACACCTGCGAGCGGGCCGAGGATGAAACGCCGGGCTGCGAGCTTCGCCAGATCGGCGATCAGCGAGGTGACCAGATCGCCGAACTTTAGTTTGCCGGTCTTCACGAACTCGCCGATCGCGTTCTCGGCGCTGCGGAACGCTCCCACCAGCGCATTGCCGATGTCGCCGCCGATCTCTCGCGCCTTGGTGGCATAGTCGGCCAGGGTCTGGCTCACCGCCGCCCATCCGGTCGCGGCGGCCTCGGCCCCGGCCTTTGTCTGCTCGCCGGCACTGCGCCCGGCGGCCCCGGCCCGACCGGCAGCGGACGTGGTGTCGTTGAGAGCCGCCGTCACTCGATCCGCCGATGCAGCGGCCTCGTCCAGCGGGTTCCCGGCGTCCCCACCACTCAGCGCATCGCGCAGCGCCTGCATCGCCGCGCCCACGCCATCGAAGGCTCCGGCGCGGGTCTCGGCCGCGCGCTGGCGGTAGCGGTCGGCCATCGCGCCGGCATTGCTGGCGGCGTGATCGAGCATCGAGGCGTAGGATTGTGCCCCGAACCAGTCGATCCGCGCATCCGCACCGATCGTCTCGGCGACAGCGTTGAAGGTCGGTCCGATGGTGCCGAGGAAATCGGCCCATTTGTTCGAAAGGAAGGCCATCAGCCGCAGCCAGATCGCTTCGATATCGGCGCGCAGGGCGCGGAAGTCGTCCAGGAAGGAGCCGAGGGTGGCCTTGATCCCGTCCCAGACGGCACGCGCCACATTGCCCATCAGCTCGAGTGCCGAACCGAAGCCGCCCGCGCCCTTCACGAGCTGGCCGAACCAGTAGATCAGCTCGCCTGCGCCGACGATCAGCGCGCCGATCCCGGTGCGGATGATGGCGCCACGAAGCAGCGTCAGCGCGCCCGACAGGCTGAAGGTCGCGACACGGGCGGCAACGAACGCCGCGACCCAGCGGCCGGCCATGATGGCCGCGAAGGCGATGCCGATGGCGGCGAGCCTCTCCAGATTGTCGGCCAGCAGGATCAGTGCCTCGGACACCGTCGAGGAGGCGCCCGCCATCTGATCCCAGGTCCCGACCAGTTGCAGGGCGGCGTTGCCGATCAGCGTGAAGGCATCGCCGATGGTCGCCGGCATGCTTTCGGCTTCCTCGCGCAGCAGCTCGAGATTGCCGATCAGCGCCGTGCGGATGACATCACCGGTGATCGCCCCCTGCTGACCGAGGGTGCGCAGGCCCGAAACGGTGGTGCCGAGCTCGGAGGCCAGCAGTTCCGCGAGCCGCCCGCCGCTCTGGATCACGGTATTGAGGTTGTCTCCGCTGAGCCTGCCGAGGGCCATGGCCTTCGACAGCGCGTTCTGCACCGAGGCTGCGCGCTCGGCCCGCGCGCCAGAGACGACCATGGCGTTGTTCAGCGCCTCGGTGAAATCCAGCGATTCCGCCGTCGTCAGCCCCAGTTCGCGCAGGGCCGTGGCATTGGCGAGCCAGGACTCCGTAGTCTGCCCGAGGCTCGAATAGGTCCGGCGCGCCATGGCGGCGAGCCGGTCCATGACGGCAGCGCCCGCTTCCTGCGAGCCGGTGGCGAGATCGACGCGCGATCGCAGGTCGGTCCACTGGTCGGCATAGGCGACGAGCTGGCGCGTGCTGATCGCCGCGCCGAGGACGCCCATGACCCGGCGCACCACCGCTCCTGTGATGTCGGCCTGCCGCTCGATCCGCTTGAAATTGTTCTCGCCCGCGTCGCCGATGCCTGCAAACTCGGCCTTCACCTGTCGGCCGCCTTCGGCGACGAGGCGGACGGAGACTCGTTTCTGGGCCATGGGTCATTGTTCCTGACGGTCGGGACGACGCTTGCGGACCGGATTCATTGCTCCAGCCCCGGCGGCCGCCGGTCACCGGACGCCATCTGTTCGTTGAGCTTGCACACCATCACCGCCTCGATCTCGGGCAGGCATTCGGCGGCGATCAGCGGATCGAGCCCGAGCGCCCGCGCCATGGCGAGCGCCGCCGTCATGTCCCAGCCGAGCACCATGGTCCCACCCATGCCGGTCGCGATGCGAAGCTGCCCGGTCAGGTGCTGCGCCAGATCCCAGACCTGCCAGCCTTCGAGTGTCAGAGGCCGGTTCAGCCGCGCCGGGCAGTCCGGGCACGAGCCTTCGCAGGCCGCGCAGTAGCGGTCGCCCCCGCCGAAGTGCCAGTCTGCGAGGGCGCGGAGGCGTTTTTTTCCGCGTCCAGCATCAGATGCGGCGCGAGGCAGCGGATCTGGAAGGCCTCGAACACCGGCCAGATGTCGAGAAGCGCGTCGATCCCTTCCGGTGTGACGGGAACGGGATTGCCATCGGCATCGCCGACACCTTCCCAACCGGTGACCACGCGGCGGGCGACCGTCTTGGCCATGACCAGCGCCTGTTCCTCCTTGCTTGCCGCCTCGGGCAGCGCCTCGACCGCTGGATCATTGCGTGCGGCGACCATGATCGCGGTGGTGACGGGCAGGACATGCAGGCGCAGGCCGTGGCCCAGATCGAGCCATTTCGGCTCGCTGGAAAGGTCGAGACGGATCATGATCAGTAGCTTTCGATGTCGTTGACGAGAACGGCGGTGCACATCCGCCCGAGCGCGGCGTCGCGCGCGGCCTGCCAGTCGAAACTGGCCTGCACGCCCTGCGGTCCGGAAATCTCGATCCGCGGGCGCGGCAGATAGACGGCGTGGACGGTGAAGGTGAAGCTCTGGCCCGAGAGCAGGCTGTAGGCGAATTCCAGTTCGCAGGGGGCACCGCTGATCGCCTGGCTGACGAGCGTGCTGTCGGCGAAGCGCACCTCGGTCCTGCCGGTCAGCGCAGCAATGGAGGGATCGGCGCCGTCGATCATGCCGTCGGCACGGATGGTCTCGATCCGGTCGAGGTTGTTGGCATAGGTGATCTCGGTCGAGATCACGTTGCCGAGCGCCGTGCCGTTGCGTTTGATCGCGCCGTTGAAATGCCCGAAACGGAGGAGGTCGAGCTCCGCCGGCGTTCCCGCACCGCTGGTCGTGGCGACCGTCTCGCCCTGCGCCACCAGCCGCGCGGTGGTGGTGAGCAGGCCCGAACGCTGCATCTGCCAGCTGAGCTGGTCCAGCACCACGCCGGAATACATGGCGTAGCGCGGCACCTCGGGCATGGCGGTCTCGATCGCCAGGCTGGGCAGCGTCCAGCTGCCGGACTGGAACGTATGGGTATATGGACCGGGCGAGCTTCCGGTGGTGGTCGGCGCGCCGAAGGCCGCCTTCAACCAGAAGCCGAAGGCCTCGGCGTCGAGCGGCACCACCACATCGCCATCGGCGGTCACCGCGTCCTTGATGGGCGCGAGAGGATCGCGACCGTAGCCCAGAAGCTCCGAGTTCAGGAGCGGCTGTTCTGCCCCTAGCGTGGCGCTGGCAAAGGGCATCCTCGTGTAGCCGCTGCCGGGGGGTGTGCCATAGGTCGTCTCGAACGCGAGCGCCATCCGCGCCCGCGCCCCTTGGGCGCGTGCCATGTCGGTCTCCTTATAGGGGTTCAGCCGAGCGGGTCGGCCGTGGAGTAATGCAGCAGCACCGGAATGACAGCCGCCTTCAGGCTGGCCGCGCCGTCCACCGGCAGATCGACGGGCTGCGGGGCTTCTGCCTCGACCCAGTCGCAGAGACCGCCGAGCGTGCGGTCGGCGGCGAGCGCCGCGCCGATGCTGGCGCAGAGCGTGTCGAAACCCGTGTCCCGGCTCGCGCCCTGCACCACGGCTTCGATCTCGGCGCGGTGCTGGTAGTGGTATCGCAAAGGCGACAGCGTCACCTCGGGCTCGCCCGGCTCGCCGTCGCGCAGGATCAGCAGCCCGTCTGCTGGCACACGCTCGGGCAGGACCTCACCGCGCAGCGCGGTGGCGGGCAGCGCCGAAAGCCGCGTGTGCAGCGCGGTGAGGATTGTTTCTCGGGGGGTGGGCAT